GTTGCCGGTCTGGCCCTTCTTGCCGTAGTCGCGCTTCGAGCCGGTCGGGCCGTTGTCCTGGCCGGAACTGCCGCCGGCCCGCATCGCCTCGCCCTTGCTCTCGCTCTCGACCTTGTCCTCGCGTGTGTTCATCGTGTGCGCGCCTTTCTTGCCGTAGTTGGTCTTCTGCTCATCGTCGGCCCGATACTCGTCGAAATTCTCGGGTTTCTCGTTCATCACACGGCTCCCATCGGTTGCGCCGCGTTGAAGCGCGGCGCGGCAGCCCCAGGCCCTGGCATCGGTACGCCGCCACCGCCCATACCCGCACCGCCCAGCGCCGGACCGGGCGGACCGGGCGGCCCCATCGGGCCCGCCCCGCCGCCGATCGAGGGCGTCCCCGGCATCGCTGGCGGACTGCCCTGGCCCGTTCCCGCACCATTGGCCAATGGTGCATTAGCGGGTGCCGCGCCCTGCGCCTGCGCATGTGCCACCAGCGCCTGGCCCACTTGCTGCATCTGTTTCTGCGCATTGACCTGCGCCTGCAGCGTCTGGTCGTCCGGCACGATGTCATCGGGCAGATCGAGGTCCTGGGCGAGCGCGCGCAACAGGCGCGCCCGGCCGACCTCGCCGATGATCGGCTGATCGATCGGGTTGGCGGTCAGCTGCAAGAACTGCAGGCGCCTCTGCTGCGCCTGGCTGTTCTCCTGTTGCGCTTCAGAGCCCTTCACCCGGATCTCCTCCTCGCCGGTCAATAGGCCGGTGGTGTCGGTCAACATCACCATATCATACAACTGATGTAATAATGGCTCCAGCACGTCGGTATCGACGTTGGCGGCCACCATCGAGGCGACCTTCTCGGCGTGCCCCATCAGCATGCCTAAGCCCGACGCCGTGCGGCCCGCGCCGCCCGAGAGTGATTCCCCGGTCATGTATTTGGGGATGCCCGAGGTCTCGTCGGCCTGTGTGCCCACCGACGAGATAACCAGCAGCAGTTCTTGGACGTTGGAATTCGGCTGAAAGAAAGTAACCGGCTCGCGCTGGTTGCCCAGCGGATCGCCCGTCACGTGCCAGCGCTTCCAGGGGTACAGCTCATCGCCGTGCTCGGTCGGGGCGATCATCTCGTCGTTGATCACCACCTGCGGGCCGGAGGAAATGCTCAGGTTGTTCACCAGCGAGCGGAACGCCGCGTTGGAAACCTCCTGGAGGTCTTCGAGGATGTCGGGGAGCGCGTGACCGGCGATGGTGCCTGGGATCTTCTCGAACGAGGTGATGAAATAGGGATGCCGCTGGCGTGGCGTCGGGTTGATCACGGTCTTCAGCGTGTGCCGCCCGACCACGTGCGACTGCACCATGTAGTCGCGGTCGAGGTCGTCAATCAGCCGCCGGTCGATGCCCTGGTCGAGCAATAACCTGCCTTGCATGGACCCGTGATACTCGATGCCGTCGATGTATTTCGACCGGTTGAGGTTAGGGTCTTCGCGCCCCTCGTTGATCGCCTGCTCGGGATCCGGTGCGTCCAGCCACTCGCGCAGGCCATTGGCGTAGTCTTCGAGCGCGCCGCGCACGGCGGTCTCGTTGTAGCCGGGCAGTCCCAGGAGATCGTTGAGATCGGAGCGGGTGTAGCGCTTGCGCTCGATGATGTCGGATTTCTCGATCTCCGAGGCGCCGGGCGACCAGTAGATGTCGAACGGGTTGACGCGCTCCCAGAACATCACCGGCTTGGCGGCGAGGCGAGGCTGGCGGTTCTCCCAGGTGAGCTTGCGCACCATGCGCACCACCGGACCCTTGAGCACCGCGTAGGGGAACAGCGGCAGATCAAGCAGGAATTCCCGCAGCGCCTCGTAGAATTTGCCCTGAACCAGGATATCGTCGATGCGCTCGGCGGCCTGCTCGGCCTGTGCGTCGGCGTTGCGCCGGGCCGCCTGCTGCGCCGAATAGAGCAGCGAGACATAGCGCATGTGGATCTGGTCGTGCTGCGGCAGCTGATTGGCCGCCTCCAGGTTGGCCACCTCGGTCTGGATGAGCTGCATGATGCTATCGCGCACCTCGGCCGGCACCGGCGGGTCGGGCTGCGAGACGATATCCCAGGGCCGCTCGGGGCCCAGGTAGACGTCCCGCAGCATGGAGGTGGCGCCGCGCGCCTTGTTGGCGACCAGGCGCGAGTAGACTTCGCTGCCGCCGAACGCCTGGATCTGCGACAGCTTCTCCGGGTCGTACTTGCCCTCGAACATGCGCTGCGCCCGCAGCAGCCGCCAATTCAGCGGGTTGTTGCCGAGGTTGCGGTGGTTCCTGAAAATATACCACTGCTGGCGTATCCACGCCCCGACATCCGGCACCGCCGCCGACAGTGCGGGGCGCCGGCGATTGGCCGCTTCGCGTTCCTGGGCGTCGATCTCGGCCGGCGACACCACGCGCAGGAAGCCGTACTGCGCACCACCCGGTACCGAGGTGGACGGCGGCGAGGACGACGACTGACCTGGCAATGCGATCGGCAGACCTGGCCCCCGGCTTTACTACTGTGGTAAGACCTTTAGCGTATCTATCAATGTCTTGGCAACTGATGAGGTTGTCGTGAGCCAGGTGCTGACTTCCACGGTTGACGAAGAGATCGACGCGGCGCTGGACCAGACAGTGCTGAAGATGACCCCGGCCCTCTTGCAGTCGCTGATCCATGAGCTGGGGCGCCGGCTGCACCCGTATGACGAGATCGCGCTGCGCTACGGGTTTTCCAGCGTCCAGGCGCTGTATCGCACGATGGCCACCAACACGGCGTTCCGCATGGCGGTCAAGGCGGAGCGCGCGGTGTGGGACTCCGAGGACAACCTGGAACGCCGCATCCGGGTGCAGCACCAGCTGATCCTGCACGAATCGGCGCACGAAAATGCCAAGCCGCTGTTCGACCCCTCGACCACGCCTTCGCAGCGGGTGGAGCTGATGAAGGCCATCGCGGTGATCGGCGGCGTGCACGGCATGCCTGGCGGCGGCGGACGCGGCATGGAGGGAGCAGCCGACGGCGGCACGCGGTGGACCATCCAGATGGTGTTCCCGAACGCCGGCAAGGTCGAGGAGATCAAGCTGTCGGCCGCCCCCGCCGCGCCCGAGAATGACGTCACCATCGAAGGGGAGAAACTCTGATGGATATCGGCTTCGTGTTTTGGTTGATCATGCTGTTGTGGATCCTGTTCTGGGCATTCGGGAATTTCACGCCACAGGGTCAGCCATACTGGAATCGCGGCGGATGGCTGGTGGGATTCCTGTTGTTCTTCCTGCTGGGTTGGCGCGTGTTTGGCTTTATCGTCCGAGGCTGAACCATGCTCGCTGCCATCGAAGGGGAGAAACTCTGATGCGCTTTCCGCTGGAACTGATCAAAGAATTACTGATCCTGGCGATCATCGGCATCATAGAGGTGGTTATTATTTTCAACATGCTCGCCTGTCTGATCCCCGGCCTGCAGCGCCTGCACTGAGCCATGCCGGTCTTCCGCCACGCCGAGGAGGACGACAAGGCTGAGAAGGCGCTGGCCCGCTACACACCGCACGGCACGCGCGACGAGCATTGCGGCATCTGCCGGTACTTCCACGCGCCCGGTACCTGCGACCGCGTCCGGGGCGCGGTGGTCGCGGGCGGCTGGTGCAAGTTCTGGAAGGTCAAGGCGGCCTACGCGAAACATCGCAGATGGTAACTCATGGTTCTTAAGTACACGCCGCCGCCCGTTTTAGAACGCTTCATGCTGGATAATTCGCTCGCACGCTTCGTCGTCGGGCCGTTAGGCTCCGGCAAGTCAATGTGCTGCATCATGGAGTTGTTACGCAGGGCGCGCATGCAGACACCCGACGGCGAGGGCATTCGCCGGACACGCGGCGTGTGCGTGCGCAACACCATGGCGCAGCTCCGGCTCACGGTGCTGGATGACATACGTCTGTACCTCAAGGACATGGTGACGTATTTCGTCACCGACTCGACGGTGCAGATCCGTGCACCCATGGATGACGGCACAGTGATCCACTCGGACTGGATCCTGATCCCACTGGACACCCGCGCTGACATCCAGCGCCTCTTGTCGATGCAGCTCACCTTCGCCTGGATCAACGAATTCCGCGAAGTGCCGATCGACGTGGTGTCGGCGACCATCGGACGCCTGGGACGGTTCCCGCCGAAGAGCATGGGTGGCCCGACCTGGTTCGGCCTGATCGCCGATTCCAACCCATGCGACGTCGACAGCCCCTATTACGAGCGCCTGGTACTGGCACCCGAGGCCAACTGGAAGCTGTTCCACCAGCCCTCGGGCCTGGCGGCCGACGCGGAGAACGTGGAAAACCTGCCGCCCGGCTACTACGACAACCTCTTATCCGACCGCGACGAAGGCTGGTCGGACATCCACGTGCGCAGCCAGTGGGGTTCATCGGTCGGCGGCCAGGCGGTGTTCCGCCGCTCGTTCGACCCGGAGAAGCACGTGGTGGACGGGCTCCGGGTCAACCCGTTCCGCCCGATCATCATCGGCCTCGATTTCGGCCGCACCCCCTGCGCGCTGATCGGCCAGTCCGACCCGTTAGGCCGGGTGCTCATCTTCGAGGAGGTGCTGTCGGAGGATATGGGGCTTAGACAATTCGTCGCCGACCGGCTCAAGCCGCGACTGCTGGACGAGCCCTATATGGGCAAGCGGATATTCTGCGTGGCCGACCCGGCCGGCATGCAGAAATCCCAGCTGGCCGAGGAGACCGCGTTCGACGTGCTGCGCCAGGCCGGCCTCGCCGCCTATCCGGCGATCACCAACGAGATCAGCCGCCGGTTGCTGGCGTTCGAGAAGCTCCTGCACGATTTCCCCGGCGGCGAGCCGGGGCTGCAGATCTCGCGCGTCGGGTGCCCGACGCTGATCCGCGCACTTTCCGGGCACTACCGCTATCGCAAGAAGACCAACGGCCAGCTCGACGACAGGCCAGAAAAACTGCATCCCTGGTCCGACCTCGCGGACGCCGGTCAGTACCTGGCCCTGGCGGTGAACGCCGACCTGGTGGGCCGGGCGATCGCGCGCGCCACCCGCAAACCCGTCGATCGGAAGTTTACCGCAGCGGCCTGGACATAGTCAGGCGGGCGCTACCACCACGACGTTCGACGGCGGCGCCGTGGTCGAGCCGTGGCGGTTGGTCGCGGTCACCACGCAGGTCAGGGACTGGCCGACGTCAGCGGGGGCGACGGCGTAGGTGGCACCGGCGCCGACCCGGGTCGTGCCGCCGCTCACCCACTGGTAGTCATAGGAGACCGGCTCGCCGCTCCAGTTGCCCATGGTGCAGGTGAGCGCATCCCCCTCCTGGGCGGCGTAGGGGATGTCGATAAGCACCGGCGGCTCGGTGGCCGGCGGCAGGTTGACCAGGGTGGTG